TTCGCCATGCGGAAAGAAATCGAGATCCGTCTGTGGGATCAGAACTCAACCGATCCGATCTACGGCCTGAAAACCATTACCGCCGTAGCCCGTTGCGCTCATTGGATTGCTGCTGTTGATGCTACCGCCTTCGTAAGCGGTTCGCTGAGCCAGGCTAATCTTAACGCCTTAACCCGCCCGTAAGCGATGAAGAAGTTACTCACAATCTTAGCCGTATGCTTGCTGTTTTCGGCAAGCTACGGCCAAGTAGTGAAGGGATCATACCTTCGCTTCGTCAATGCGGATACGTTGCTGCAATCTGAAACTGAGACCTATACACTGGATATGGGTTATGCCGGCGGATGGGCCGGAAAGTCTTACGACTACACGATCCAGTTGTTTGCTGACCTGACCTCCGGGACCGAGACATTTACAACCTATCTGTATGAGTCGGTTGACGGTGTTACGATGCCAGCGACCGCATTGGATAGTTTATCGAAGTCCCATGCCTCTGATTTTGTCTATGTCAAATCAATGTCGTCCCGGTCAGCGAGATATATTATACTCAAGACAGTGGCGACAAGTGCGACACAAAACAGCAAGTTGTACGGTTACATCTCAGTCGGCAAACACAATTAAGCTATGAAAAAGGCTATCATCTTTCTGCTGGTTATGTTGCCCATAATGGTGATGAGCCAGACCGTAACCGGTTACTATAAGACGTTTGCGGGTGCTGCTGTTGACACGATGACAACCGGCGTAACTAAAACCTACCTGCTCGATCTTGGCAATGCCGGGGGTTGGTCGGGTAAGGTGTATGACATTAAGTTCCAGATACTGAACGATCTGACCAGTGGAACAAACAAGTTTACAGTGAAACTCTATTCATCGGTTGACGGGGTTACATTTACCCGGTCGGCTCAGGATAGTTCCGATCTGTATGATAGTTCCGCTGACATTGTTCACTTTAAGGAACTGACTGCTCAATCGGCCCGATATTGGCGCGTTGTTGAGATTGGTCACGCGACCACTCAACTATCTCGGATATACGGATATGTGTACGTGAAAACGCACTGACGATGAAACAAAAGGTAGTGAGGCCCCGCTTTGAAACAATGAGCTATCAAAAAATCAGAGGTCTGAGTGGCCTCACACCTTTTTAATAGTAAAAAATGATAAAAGTAGAATTTACAAAAGTTTTTTCGGTTAAACAGCCGGGAGACATTAAAGAGTACGAAGATCAATACGCTAAATGGTTGATCGACGAACTCGGGGTTGCTAAAAGGTTTCACGAACCGAAACTGGCTGCCAAAGAGCTTAAAGAAGTTCCGGTTACCAAAGAAGAAAAACACATCGTAAACCGTACGACTAAGAATGCAAAAGGTTGATTTTACACGGGTAACTACCGCAACCGTTCCGGCAACGGCTACGGCTAACAACGGATCGACCTATTATGAGCCGATTGATCTGGCTACGATGGTTAATTACCTGAAGCAGAACTACGATACGCTGACCATCGAGGACGACCTGATCAAGGTTATGATCCAGGCTGCCCGTTATTGGATCGAAGAGCGGACGGGTCGGGCTATTGTACGGCAGACCGTTACGTTTCAGGTATCGGACGACGAAGATGCGATACTTGATTCGACGCTGCCATTCTACCCGGTCGTATCAATTACGACGGTTAAACGGGTAGATCAGGAAGGAACAAAAACCGAGCTCGTCCTGAACACAGATTACTACGTCCGGGGATTGGCCGAGAAAACCATTCAGATTAACCGGACATGGGCTACGGGTGTAACTGGCGGGATGAACTACCAGGACATCGAAGTGATTTACGAGGCTGGCGAAGCGGTGAACGCCTCGACACCGGCCCCGCTGAAACTTGCCATTATGAAATTGACGGCTGAGAATTACGTGAACCGTGAAAACTCGGTCGATTGGGGAATTAACCAGGTGCCGATGGACGTACTCACGTTGATCGGGCCGTTTACGACCGTCCGGATATGAGAAAGCCGCGCACACGGATCGGGGAGTTCAATCAGCGGTTTGCGATCTGGAACACTACGTTAACCAGCGATTCGATGGGCGGATCTACCGAAGCAGCTCCGAGTGCCGCGCTTGCAACGGTTTGGGGTAAGGTTGAACCGATGACTGGCAGTCGAGGATTGGATTACGCCCAGGTTACCGGGTTTCAGGGATATACTTTTACAATGAATTACCGTAGCGACATCGCTATCAATTATACGAATTACATAGTCTATGCCACACGGAAGTTTCAGATCACATCGGTACTGAACCCAACGGAAGGCGATACTGAATTACAAATCTTAGCATACGAAAAGAAATGAAAAAATTACTATTCATCTTGCTGGCCTGTTTATCATTGTCCTCATTTGGTCAGGTTATCAGGCCGTTATCTATCACTACGATACAAGCGTTAACGGTCGATACGCTTGAGGCCGATCATATCGTGTTTTCCACAATGTCCGGCGGTGCATGGACTGGTACGGTCGTAGCGGGCCAGTACGGAGGTACAGGAGTGGCAAACACAGGGAAAACTATTACCCTGGGTGGAAACTTCACTCACACGGGCGCGCATACGTTGGGGTTAACCACAACGAACAATACCAGTATTACACTACCTACAACGGGGACGTTAAGCACATTGGCCGGAATCGAAGCGTTCACAAACAAATCGAGCTACAATAAAGTGAAACTGACTGCCCCGGCAACGATGGTAGAGATTGAGTTGTCAGATGCGACCAAGTTTATTATGACTGGCGGAGATACCGTAACACTAACCACGTCCGCCAACTCAAACGTAACGCTGCCGACTACTGGCACCCTCGCCACTTTGGGAGGCGCTGAAACCATTACGGGCGTTAAGAAGTTTACCGGACATAACTTATACGCAGGTGAGATTCTTACAGCAACAGACACACTTGCGCTGGCCGTTGCAACACATTACACTGTGTTGGCCGATGCAACCTCAAGCGCGATTCTGTTAACCTTACCGGATGCCGCAACTTCAGAGGGCGCTATCATCCGGGTCAAGTGTATCAATGCCGATGCTGAGGTAAAGATCATAACAGCCGGCGGTACGATTGATGCAACGGTCGGGGCTACCGGGATTACGCTGGCCGTTTGGGATGGCCGGGAGTTCATGTCGAACGGAACGAATTGGTATATGATAAGCAAATTTTAACAATGAAAAAAATACTCTTTATCTGCCTTATGCTGACAGGGTTAGCACTTCAGGCACAGGACCGGAAGGTGATAACAACCATTTATACAGGTGCGATCTGCGATACCACTACCACGCTGACACTCGACGGGAACTATTCCTGGGGCGTTCAGGCGGTCTGGTTGAGCGGGGCCGGCACACTGGACGGTACGGTTGAAATACTGGTCAGCAACAGCGCTACGGCAAACTTTATCCGGTACGACACCAATTCGATCAAAACTATCGATGCGGCTACCGGGAACTGGGCATTTGAATCAGATAACCTGCCCTGGAAGTATTTTAGGGTTGTGATTGCAGACAACAATATGACCGGGGCAACGATTACGGTAACACTCGTTAAGCAACGTAAATAATGAACGTCACGATCATCGGAACTAATACGGTCATAACCAACCTGAAAGGGTTGGACGTGGAAATGCGGAAGAAGGTCAATCAACAGATTACCATCTCTTCGGCACGTGTATTGGCCGATGCTCGACGGACAGCGCCTAAATCAACAGGCAACCTGACACGGTCTGGACGCATTCTGGTCCGCTCGAACGAGCAGATTGTAGAGTTTAACGCTCTATATGCCTGGTATGCAGAACATGGCCGTAATCCAGGTCGCCGTCCGCCACTTGAGCCAATCCTGGATTGGGTGCATAAGCGCGGACTGGGCGGGACATATTCGGTAGGATCACACCGAAGAACGGGCAACTATACAAGCCAGATTAAAGAGGATCGGGCTATTGCGTTCCTGATCCAGCGATCTATCGGTAAGAAAGGCACACGCGCGCAACCCTACCTGAAACCAGCATTTGAACGCGAGAAACCATACTTCATACAACGAATGAGAGAATTGTAACATGGAAGATCCGGGACAGGCAATATTGCAAGCATTTTTTACAGCGTTAAGCACCCATACGACGTTGACGGTTTATACCATGCTGCCACCTGCTACGCTATTGAATTATATCTGGATCGGAGATGTTACGAACTCAGAGGATTCAGCTAAAGACAGGTATATCTCGAACGCTACGGTTGCGGTTGACATCTGCCGGGCGTACCAGAATCAGGGATCAAAAAAGGCGGTTGAGGATGAGGCCAGTGTTATTGCTCAGCATATCCGGACGGCAGTAGGCCGCGGATTGACGATGACCGGCTATACGATGCACGTCTGTTTGTTGGACTCAACCACGGAAACGGTCGAAGAGACGCTAACGGATAAGATTTTTCATAAAACATTACGATACAAAATGATAATTGAGGAGACATAATCATGGCAGCAATTAATGGAACACTGATTTTCTTACGAAACGACACGCTTTCTCTGGTCGGACAGTTGGATGGCAACATAGGCGGGTCAACGGACCAACTGGATGCTACAACAAAAGACTCGGCATCGGCAGCAAAGGTTTTCGTCAACGGTGAAACTACCTGGCAGGGTCAGGTTAGCGCGTTGTACGACGCTACGGGTGCGCTTGTACTGGATGACGTTATCGATAACCTGAAAGCCGGTACGCAATGGACCGTTAAATTCGGTCAGGTCACAACCGGAACGAAATATCTGACCGGACTGGGTTACCTGAAATCATGGCGGTGGACTGGCCCAAAGAATGCCATGTCAAACATCGCAATCGAGTTCCAGGGAACGGCAGTAATCACAACTGACACAAACTAATTAATACGATACTACAATGGGAGCAATAAACGGATCTTTATGCGTACTCAAGAAGGGTGCTACGCTGCTAACTGGGCAGCTTGATGGTGATATTGGCGGATCATCCGATATGCTGGACGCCACGACTAAAGACAGCACGGGTCGGGCCAAAGAATTTAAACCGGGTGAAACCACGTGGGACGGCAAGATCACACAACTATATGATCCGGCTTCGTCTGCCAACCTTGCGCTGATCATAACCGACTTTGCGGCTGGGACCGCGTGGACCATCAAATGCGGAGTAACGTCAACCGGTGGGGAATATTATACCGGCGTGGCCAACATTAAATCATGGAACTGGAATGCACCAAAGAATGCACTCAGTCAGGTAACGCTCGAAGTTCAGGGGACGGCTATCCTGACCAAAGGAACCGGAGCTATTTAATAACCACGTAACACCCACCACACAATGAATCAAATGCGAGGTTATTATCAGGCAACAATCAACGGAGAAAAATACGGACTGAAATTCAACTCGAACTGCTTCCGGTTATTCTCCGAACTGAAAGGAATCGAACTGCATT